CCTCTCTGTTTTCATATAATATTAAAACTTCATAATCATCAGAATGCTCTAAATGTTCTATAATTAAATTTGATTGTGGATATAATTTTTTCCATAAATAATAAACATAATTAGTGCAGCAAACAGCTTTATATGATGAAGAATAGTTGAACATTCCTTGAAGGAAATTTTGTGTGCTTCTCAATTTTGCTGTACTATAGTATTTTTTTAGAAAATCAGTTTTATATCTTTTTGTTGGTATTACCTTGTTATATACATCCATTGGTATTTGTATTTCTTTATCTGACCAAGCCACAAAAGTAGAACATAACATGTGATACATTTTTAAAGTTATTTTTGATTTTAAAGCTTTTGTCATTGCCAAAAAGGATGTCATTGTTTCGGCTGCAGACCATTTTGTACAATCCCCATTTACATAAATCAACTTATGCTTTGGTGTCAAGTTATTATAATAAACTTTATCTAACATTTTTTGCATCTGTATTATTTTTTCATCACCTGGAACAGAAATAGATTCATTTGGTGAATTTTTTGATAGTTCTTTATAAAAATTTTCACAAACTCTGGCTAATGCCTTTGCACCATCATTTATTACATAAAATTCTCTTTTTGCACCATATTGAGATTTTATACAAATATCTGCCACAACATGACCATTTTCTGTTTTTATAAAATTATTGGCATATTTAACTGTTGTATCTAAATTTCGATTTTTCTCAATATTTTCTAACAATGTTTCCATAACTTTCTGTCTAGGTTTATATTTATTATAAAATTTTGTACTTGTACTGAGGGCATAAATAGTAAATTTCTTTTGCTCATCTAAGGATAATGTTTTCCTCTTTGATATTTTTTTGTATCTATTTACTTTCTTTGCAACCTCCCTTTTGGTAAATTGGGTGGTTTGTGTCACTTCTCTATTAATATCAGATATAACAGCTTTGGTGCTTAATATTTCCCCTATTGATTCATTATTAATACTATGGATAATCTTTTTCAAAAAAGGTTTTTCCTTTGAAATTGTTTGCATAACAGAATTTTTTATTACTGAAACTGAACAACCTATTTTTGTATTATACTCCAAATAATATCTATAATCTTCTTTTGTGTTTATCTTTCCTTCTTTTATTTTTATTGGTAATTTGTCATATTCATCTTGAAATTGAACAATTGTTCTTAAAGCTTTTATATTCTCATGAAAAATGTTCGAAGGTTCCTTCATTGTATGAACATATAAAAATGCTTCATCCAAGATTTCTGTTACATCAGTCAATTGATAATCAAGCCATAAACTTGGAATATCTATGATGCCACCAATAGTTTGAAAATCTCTAATGTTTGTTGACATTTCAATTCTACTTTGAATAATTCCATTTGCCATTACTTTTTTATGAATAATGTATAATTTTGTTAATAACTTGTTTATTATCCAAACTTCAAGAGCTGTTTTATATGGTGGTTTAAATTTTTCTATTAATAATTTGCTAATATTTGTGTAAAAAGAAAAAGCAGACATGTAGGCATATCTTGTATCCATCAATAATTCTCCTATTTTTTGATTTGTTGCATAACCAATTAGGCATCTCAAAGAATAAATTTTCTCAAGTTTATTTTCTTGTAGATAATCTATAACATTTGGGGCTGACATGACACTATTCATAGTAGTGGATAATGTACTATAAAAAATATCCCTTAAAAATGTTATTTTTGTTAAATTTAATCTCCTCCAGTTTGTAATAACATATGAATACTGGGTGTTTGGTATTTTAATTGTTCTTGTTTTTCCGAAAAAATTATTATTATAAATATGTGGTTTCTTTGTTTTTATTATAGAGAGGAAAGGTTTACCATCATCTTTCTGTTTATTAGTGAAACAAGTAGCAACAATTACTAAAAAATTATCAAATCCACAATTAAAATGATAAAAAGCTTTTTCACCAACATTTAATTGAACACAATGCATTAATTGTTGATAAGCATAATGAGCTGTTCTTGAATAAGCATATGCAGTTAATGTTTGAAGATAATGATAATAAACAGAATAATTCTTAACCATTTCTTCTTTGTATAAATTTATGTTTACCTCATCAAACCCTGTTTCCATATTTAACAAAAAATCACTCTCTCTATATTGATAATTGTTTTTTGTACCATTTTGAAATATCTCTAACATTTTGTCTATAATCTCATAATTATCAATTTCTATTGTCTCATAAATATTTTGAGGTGTTTCCAAAACATCCTTTTTTATCCCTGTTTTTTTGTAAGCATCCAAAGTAAATAATGAAACATCCCTAAAGGATAATTTTATTAATTTGTTTTTTTTAATATAACTTTCGGAATCCTCATCAGAAATCAAATTTTTTTCTCTTAAATAATCCCTAAATGAAATATTGTTCTTGGTATTTCTTTGTTTTCTATCGTTTAATTTTGATTTTAAATTTTGATAATAATTTTCAATATTAATTTTATCATCATTATTAAAAGGTAAATTCATTTTTTTCAATAATTCAGTTTTTACTCTTTTTGTTTTCCTATAGGTATAATAAAATTCATAATCTAGTTTTATTTTTTTATATTCCTTTTTATGTTCACTAAAATCAACATCCCTTTCATTATAAAAATCATTGTTTATTTTCCTATCATCTGAAACTTCTAGACACCATATTAATTGTTTTGAGAAATCATTTACAAAATAAAATTTGTTATTAATTATTTCAGTCTCCTTTTTTATATTTTCAAAATCGATAATAAAATTTTTACAAAATTCTATTATTGATTGCTGTTCAGTTTTGGATTCTTCCTTATTTTTTGTATGTTTTTCATCAATTGGTAATAATAAGTGATGAGTTGGTTTCACAGTTGTCTTTTGATATTGACTATTTTGATTATAAATATTTTCTTTTGCTTCTAAAAATTGATTTTCATGAAGTTGTAAATCAGCATATTTTTTGTAAACAGGATCACTCTTGTTTTCCAAAACTTCTTTTAAAAAGCAACACAAATTTTCTTCTGCAATATCATCATAATTATCTGATTCAGCATCAATATCAACAAATAATTTTGATTTTTTATTAAAGTTTGAGAAAATCTCTAAATCAATATCAAGATCATTATACATTCCAATATTTTGTGTTCTTAACTCATCAATAAACAATATGTCCTTATATTGATCACTAAATTGCATTTTTGAATATTCTAATTGTTTTAAATTTTCAAATATTTCCTTATCACAAACTTGATGACACCAATCCTTTTTCAATTCCAAAATTGATAGGATATTGTAATAATCCAATTTTTCAAATTCATTTATTGATAAGTACAATAATTTTTCCAGTTCAACATCTAAATTAGTATTATCACTTCTTACATTTATATGATGAAATTTGAAAACTTCATTTTGATTTATTTTTTGAAGATAATCAACTATAATCTGATATTTTTCTTTTTTTTGTTTTTCTGTTTTATGAATATCCAAAGATAAGGAGACATCAATTAAAATGATATTTTTTACATTATTAATATTTTTTTGTAAAAAAATATCTGGTGTTTTTCTAGCCATTTCTGTTGGTAAATTATATTCCGGTATTAAATCAAATAATGGTCTTTCTTCAACCCATTCCTTATTTAACATTTTGATAATAAAATAATGTAGGATATTGTGTCTCACCAAATTCAAGAATTTAAAATAATCGAATAACTTTATATTATCATTGGGATCAATATCATCATTAGATCTTAAAATCTGGTTTTTTATACTTGTAACAGTATCATTAAAATCAATAAAATCCATTTTGTTTTAAACTAAAAT